GACATTTGGGCCAAATTTGCTGTCCGCCAACATCGCGGCGGCGACAGCGCCCTCATGCGGCGAGCGCAGTGTTATGTACAAGCTCGGCGGGGTTAGTCCGGCTGCTTTGTATGCGTCACCTATTGCGGCCTTTGCGGCCTCGAAATCCGCTGGGGCGGTCGAAAGCCCGTGAGCAAGAAACTCGTCACGGATGACAGGGATTTGGGCGATTTGATCGGCTGTAAGGGATGTGGTTTTGATCATTGGGTTATCCTTTCAAGGCGCGCTCGGTTGCGTCAGTCACAGCCCTTCCCCTTCCTCGTATTCCTGTCGGATGTGGAGACAGGCGATGCGGGAGGCGGTCGCGCAGGAATCCGCGCTATCCCTTGTGGCGTATGCGCCTATCACCCCGTTCGGGTACATATTCACCCACGCATCATAGACGCGCACAACGGGCGGCTTGATTAGGTCGAAGTCGCTATCCGCGTTATCGCCGTAGAATCGCCCGCTCGCCGTGTACCGCTCAAGCGTTTCTCCGGCCCCATTATCCACCGCCGCACCCACCGGGCACTCGCCCTTAAGGTCCACCGCGAGGATACGCGCGTCCCTGCCATCACGGGTTTTGACGCGTTGGCCGACTTTGAATTTGGTTGTCATGCCGCCACCTCGAACATGCTCTTGGTGGATTGAGCCGCCTCGGTCAGATATTTCCGGGCCTGCTGGAAATAGCTCGGCTTCAACTCGGTTCCGACGAACCGACGCCCGGCTTTCAGCGATTGATACCCCTCACTGCCGACGCCCATGAACGGCGAATAGATCAGGTCGTCAGGGTTGGAATACTGCCGAACAAGCCGTTCCGTCAGATCGAGCGGCATCGGGCAGAGGTGCTTTTCTGCTTCCTCATCACGCGCGATTTTGACGTTCAGCGTATTGGTTTCGTCCGTATCAGGCCACAAGTCCTGCATCATCCAGGTGGCAAAGTTCGGATCGGACGGGTCCGGGTAGAGATAGGAGGGTTGAGCGTAATTCTGCCACGCCTCAAGCGGGTACTCGGCAGGATCGTGCAGGATCGGCGCCGTCTCGCCCATCGACTCGCCCCATTTCCGGAACACAACGACATATTCAGGCATCCCGCCACCGGTTCGGGCGGCGTCGGTCCGGAAATTCTTGTAAAGCAGACGGTCCGATTTAGTTTTCTGCATTTCCCGGACCGGGCAACGCCATACTGTAATGCGGCGATGATAGGTCCATCCGGCAGCGATATGGGTCCGAATGCAATCGCCCGTGAAATCACGCAACCCACGGTCGCCTTTTTCAGAGGCGTTGGAATAGTAAACCAGATCCTTGACATGGATCGCGGTGCATCGGCCTGGCTTGGTCACGCGGTAGAGGTCTTTAACCAGATGCGAATATCGCTCCTGAAATTCCCCATCACCAGACACATTGCCCATGTCCCGCTCACTCTCGGAATAGATGTAGAGTGACGAGAACGGCGGCGAATAGACGCTGAAATCAATCGAGTTTTCCGGCATCCCCGCCGTGAACTCAACAGTATCGACATTGTATGCGGCGAACCGCTCCGAGATTTCCTGATCAATCACGTTCATTTGTTCAATTCCTTGTCCAGATGCTCCGCCAAATCATGCAGGTCTATTTCTTCCGTGACGTGGCCGATTTCGATCACAACAATCGAGCTATCGACCTCGTACCCTTGGCCGGAGAACCATTCACGCAACACCTTCTGGATCGCGGCAACCCGCCTCATGTCGTAGGTCATTGGGTCATCCACGCCGGTAGCGTGGCCTCCTGCCTGGGTTGATAGGTTTCTCGGACGCCGTAGACGCGCGCGGCGCGGCGCATCGCGTCAGACATTTCGGCTTTCATCCGCCCGTGGTCGTCCGTCTTGCGGGTCACGGTCGCCAGAATATTCGCCTCGGTATCCGCCATGACGACATGAGCGGTCACGGCGTTGCGCTGGCCGAAACGCCAGAACCGGCGAACGGACTGATAGAAACTCTCGTAGCTAAAGCTCAGCCCGCAAAAAATCGTGGTGTGGCAGTGCTGCCAATTCAGCCCATAGCCGGCGATGCTCGGTTTGGTCAGCAGGACGCGGATTTCGCCTCGGGAAAAGCCGTCAAGCAATTCTTCCTTGGTGTCCGCGTCCATGCGGCCATGGACCTCGCGCGCATCCGGCACAACTGCCCGAACCGCCTCAGCCTCATCGTCCGTATCAACCCAAATGCAGATCGGTTCATGGGGGTGACGTGCAACCAATTCCGCCACTTTCGCGGCCCGGTCGTCCTTGGTCATCCGCTTTTCGGCATGGATCGATGTTGCGGACGATGACGGAATGCGAAACAGCATCCCCTGCCCGTTTTTCTCTTCACCCGGATTGATAGACCTGTCCGCGACGACGATATGCCGTTGCACGTCCAGCGCCGGGAGAGCAAAGCCGTCATCCGAGAAACCAAGGTCGGACGGCTTCGATACGCATCGCGCCCATGATGCCACCCAATCCCAAAACGGTGCGACGGCGGGTTTTTTGAGCCGGTACGCCCCGGCCTTGGCCTGATCGGTGATGAAAAACCGGGACAACATTTCGTTGCTCGGCATGACGCCAAGAAATGACGAATGCTGCCCCAGCTCGGTGTGGTCGTTCGGTGCAGGGGTTGCCGATCCGGCGAGTCGGAACGGCATGTCCTTGAACGTGTCGATCAGCTTGCGCGTCGTTTTGCCGGTGAAGCTCTTGAGGATCGAGCTTTCATCCAGAATAACGCCGGCATAATCTGCCGGGTCGAACTTTTCGAGCCGTTCATAGTTCGTGATCACAATGCGCGGGCTGGACGGCGCGGCTCCAAATCGCGAGATCGCAGCGTCGATTGACATGGCCGATGCCTCACGCAAATGCTGCGCAGAGACGGCCAGCGGCGCCAGCATCAAGACCGGCTTGTTGGTGTGCTCAACAACACACCGGCCCCATTCGAGCATCATGCGCGTCTTGCCCAGGCCTGTATCATAAAACAGGGCGGACGATCCGGTTCGGAGCGCGAATTCAACGCCGTGCCGCTGGTGATCGAACAACGTGGCATTCAGATCCGGGATATTCGCAATCCCGCGTGTGATTTGCTTCGCCCGGTGCGATTCACAGAGGGCGCGATAGGCCGAAAGATCAGTCATGCCGCGTCCCCATCTGTGGTTTTGGCCATGATCGCCATGGCCTTCACGGCGCGCTGAACAGATTTGCCGTTGAGGTTGAGGATGAAGGCGATGCGGCACATGCTGTAAGGCCGCGCGCCGTCCGTTGGCTGATAGAGGTCGGCAATCACTCCCCACCTCGCAGCCGTCGCGCCGTCCTTTTTCTGCGGACGCCTCCCGTCTTTTCCCGACGACCCCAGAATGATTTCCGGTCGGACAGCGTGCGCAGATGCGTGCTTTGCAATGATGGCCTTCACGCGGGGCGGCATGTCTCGCCTCCGTCAACAAAGGCCGAACCATCGCGCATCCGGTATGTCACCGTTGCGCCATCGATATCGGCGTCGATCTGCTCACCATTGACCAGCGAGGGTTCATAGAGGTGCAGCGAGCATCCGCGCTCCTGCTCATCGACAGACAGGCCGCGCTTGTGTCGCTGGCACGTCCAATCGGACCCGCTTACCGTCGCGGCAAGGCAAGTCCGGCAGTTGCGCAGCGCCGGCTTCCCGCCGTGGCATACCGCATGGTGACGACAGGTCCGGCACTGATACCAATCCGGATCGTCGGAAATGCGGGGCGGTGTCCTGACCGAATTTGTGATCCGTTCGGCCCGCGCCACGAATTGAAGCGCGGCAGTCGCGTCATAATGGATGCGCTCGATCTCGATTTCCCGCGTGTCCTGATTTTCAGCAACGAACAGGCAGCGCGTCAGCCCTAGGCCATGCATATAGAGCTGCGCCTGAGCATAGTATTTCGGATTGCTCGCCTGCGTGCCCTTCCGGCGCCAGTCCTGCCAGCGCTTGCCATTCATGGTCTTGATCTCGATCAGATGCGGCGTCTTGGGTGCGTCCGGCACATCGTCCGCAATGCCGTCGCATGACCCCGCCAGCGTGCTACCAAGGGTGACGCGCCATTGCGCCCCTGTCGCCTCGTCAATCTCACGCACGGACAGGCCAGCGCCCCGGAGCATGTCCAGAATGACACGCTCGCGCATGTGCCCGTTCTCGAAAATCCGGAGAATACGGGCGTCAAATTTCTCCGGCTCCGATACCCACCGGAGCGAATACCAAAGCGCCCGGTCGCATGGATCGCCAATCGACGAACAGCGCAGCATGGCCGTCCGGGTCCTCTCCTGATTGGCAACGTACCAATCATCAATGGCTTGCGCCGTCTTGGTTCTCAGTTCTGACAATTCAGCCATTTGGCAACCCTCTCCCGTTCGGCGTCCATTTCTGGACGCCGCTTGGGTTCATTCAGGATCGGCGGTGTCGCCGGGTTAGCGGTTCAAGAAGGCCGGGAGACGCTCGCCATTCGCGCCGCGCCTCGCGCCGTTGGTCATGGCAGCCGGGGCGGCACGCTGGGCCGGCGCCGGGTTCTGACGCGGGGCAGGGGCAGGCGATGTACCGTTTGCGGGGATATACCGCTTGATGACATTCTTCGGCCCGTACTGACCGGACTTGTCCTGCTCAACCCCGACGCTCGCCCTGAACGGCACGCCGTGCCACTCCTCGGTATCCGCCGGCATCGACGGTAAGCCGCAAGCGCGAGACAGGTCCGACAATTCACGCCGTCCAATGTCCTGCGCCATCTGGTTCGCGTTGACGAGATTGTGGCGCGTCCAGATCTTCCGGTTCTCGAAATCGCCGGAAATGATCTTGAGCGTCAGATTGACCAGCTTGCCGCGACCGTCCTTCGTCGATGCGACGGCAGACTCCACAACCTCAAAATCATATGTTCCAGCCGGGACAGCCTCAATCGTTGTGGATTCGGTAAGTTCCGAACCAGCAAAATCACCAAGATCAGCCATGTGGTTGCTCCTTACGCTGCGGCCTGCGCATCAGGCGCGGCGGGTTGAATGGGGAAATATTTGGAGAGTTCCGCGTAGCCCTGACCGGGGCGGAACACGATCTTTGGCGGCATCCCGAAGCGGTTCTTCGCGGTAAACGCCGGGCGCCCCTCGCAATACATGAACCGCTGCGAACCGCCCTCGGCATGGGCACGGGTCTTGTTGAATCCCTTGTCCTCTTCCTTGACGCTCGCCTCCTGCTTGATCAGCAGGATTGCGTCCATCTCGTCCTCAATCAGCTTCCGCCCGCTCTTGTGCAACCGGACCTGATATTGCGAGTAAGACACGCTCGTCGGATCGTCGAACCGCTCAATGTCCGAATGGCTGATCAGGACGATGTTCATGCGTCGCTCGGTGCGAAGCGCATTCAGCCCGTCCAGCAGATCACGCCAGAGATACTGCGTGGCAACATAGCCCTTGCCGTAGCCCGGTGCCTCAATCGACGGCCAGTTGTTCTGCCGACAAACGGCATCCCATATCAGGGGTTCGGCCTTGTCCAGACTGTCGATCACCAGCGTCTGAAAATCATGCGGCTCGCTGTAAAGCTCCGAGATTGCAGCCGTGATGTCCTCATAGCTAACCGGCTTCAAGCCGGTAAGCTCAAGGCCGGACGGCGTGCCGTCCTCAACCTGCAAAAAAACAGGGTTCGGGAACTCGCTGGCGAGCGTGGTTTTGCCCATGCCCGGAGGACCATAGATCAGGACGCGGGGCGGATATTCAGCCCGGAGCGTCTTGAGGCGGCTCATGAATGTCATTGTCGTTGTCTCTCTCTTTGTTTCGGTTCTCTCCCTCAAAGGTCCGGGGCTGGCGGATCGGGAGAGAGGGCCGAAGGTCCGCGCGAACGCGGTTTCCGCCAGCCACGGGAGGCTAGGGCGGGGCCTTGCCCTCCTCGCCGCGCCTGGGAGGAGTGAGCGCATCGAGGAGGGTTCGGGCCACCGCAAGACCGGGATCGGGGGAAGCCGGGTCTACGGAACGGATGATCACTCGGCACTGACGATCCAAGACGCCAGACCAGCGGACGATGAAAATGCCATGTGATTGGGAGTCGTCCGGGATAAGCCCGCGATCTACGAGAAAGTCCGACAGAACCTTTTCCCGGTTGCCGATGTCGCCACGCATCTTTGTCGGCAACGCCAGCAACATCGCGTAGGGCTGATCAATCGGACACGCCGATTGCGTGCGCAGCACGTATCCGGCAAGCTCATGCCATGCGAGGCATTCGCTCGTTTTCGTCCGCCCGACGCGGGCAACGTTGTGATACGCGTTGTTCAGCGACGGCGGGATCGGCAAGGTGATTTCAAATCCGACAGGGCGCGGCACGGGCGACGGCGCCGGGCAGGCCTTGGGTTTCCCGCCAAGAAGGGCGATGGCAGCGGCAATCATGACCGCACCATGCGAGCGATACCGCCGATCAGGCAGGCAAGACCGAACGTCCAGACGAACCAGAACGCCGGGACAAGATCGGGGCTGTAGATGACGTGCATGGTCATAGCGTCACCTCTGCGTCCATGAGGGATCGCGCCCGCTCTACCGCACGCGCCAGCGCGTCCATTTCAGGCGAACGAGGGTCAACGCCAGTCTGGCGAGCGATATGAATTTCATGCTGGCACCGGGCGATTTCCGCCTGTAACTCGTTGAGGACGGCGGAACGCAGCCGGTCGAAAGCCCATGCGCAAATCCCCTTGCGGCGCCCATTGCGCAGCGTTTCCAGCGTGCCGGCAGGGATGCCGATCTTGCGGGCAATGATGCCGCGCGCCTTGGCAAGAGGCAGGCCGGTACGGATGCGCTCCCGGTCCTCAAGATCGCGCGCCCATTTTCGCGCTGTTGTGTCGAACTCAGCCAATGTCATTTCATCACTCGCTGTATGCATGTTCGTCATTTCCTTCTGTGCTTCATTGAGTTCAGCGACGAACACGGGGAAGCCGGCTTGGAAGGAAAGGAGGGGTTAGGTACGCTACGCAGCATCCGCCTTGGCATTGGCCGGACGCACAACATCAGGAGGCCACGAAACGCCGTCCGGCCAATTGTCAGAGAACCACTCAAGAGCTTGCTCCGCCCGCCGGAGCGTCACGCTCGCGCCGCCTTCCTCAACCAACGGAAGCCGTTTGGAGTCGTCGAAAACACGATGCGAAACGACAGACAGGGAAACCCCGGAGCCTTCCGCATATGCCCTCGCAACAGTGACGAGTTGTTCGGTGAACGTTTTCATGACGAACACCATAATCGGTAAAATTACCTAGTGTCAACGGTTTTATTACCGATACCGGAAAATCAGCGAAACAATCAAAATATCGCCATGCTCAAGGACGTTTTGGCTCGCATTGAACACAGGTTGAAAGTTGTCGGCATCGCCGCGTCGGCGGCATCGACCACAGCCGGCGTTTCGATTGACGCGATCCGAAACCTGAAAAGAGCGGTCAAGGACGGCAAGCGGAAGGGGATATCAACCTCCACGCTTGTTGCTTTGGCCCCGGTTCTGAAAACCAACGTGGCGTGGCTTTTGGACGGCGTAGGCGACGAAAATGCCATAGCTCCAGCATCGATGTCGCGTGTCCCCCTTATTTCATGGGTCAGCGCGGGCCGTCCTGAGACCCCCGACTCGGTGACGGACCTTGATGGGTGCGAAATTCTGGAAATGTCCGGGTTGCCTGACGGCGAATGGTTCGCGCTGAACGTTGAGGGCGACTCTATGGACAGGATCAGTCCGCCCGGATCGGTGATTGTCGCCAACCGGCGCGAACGGCAGCTTGTGCCGAATGCCTGCTATGTCATTGCGTTAGAGGACGGCAGCGCCACATATAAACGGTATCGGGCAAGCCCAAGCCGGTTTGAACCTGTCTCGGTCAATCCGGCGCATGAGGCAATTTTCCCGGACGGCGCGGTTCGGATCATTGGCCGCGTGAGGCGGTCCATATTGGAGATGTAGATGCGGCTCGTCCTCATCGCGGCGTGCGTCGTTGCGCCAATCGCAGCTCTAGCCCAATCGCTTGGCCCCAGGCTCATGCAAGCGGCGGAAATGTCTGCGTATGCGGAAACTGCCGACCGGGTTTGCCGTGGCGTCCAGTTCTCCCCACATCGGCGCGCGGAATATCTCGAAATCATCGACGCGGAACTAGAGCGGCCTCAACAAATCCCATTCATGGCACGCGTGAAAAAGCGCGAGGCGGACTTGATGGCCGATGTCGCGCGGATCGGTGCTGACGATTGGTGCAATTCCCAAATAGCAGGAAAGCCGCCGCACTACGGAGCATGGTTTATCCGTAATCGGTAAAATTACCTAATTTGGCTTGACTAGGTAAAATTACCGATCTATGTTCTCTCCCATACCGGATGCCTTCCGGCTTGGAGAGAGAAACAATGGCAAGCCAGTTCAACAATCGTTCCAACGCCGATCTCGCTGACGAGTACGGCACGCTTGACGGCCAGATCAAGGCGCTCACGGAGCGCAAGGACGCCATCAAGGAGGAGTTCAAGGCCCGCTCCGTTGATCGCGTCGAAGGGCCGAAATTCACAATCACTGTCTCGGAACAGTCGGCAAAGCGCCTTGATACCAAGGCCCTGAAAGCCGCGCTCGGTGACGACATTTGCGCCGAATACGAGAAGGAGAGCTTCTCGACGGTCGTCCGCGTCAAGGCGACGGTCGTGTTCGGTCACTCCGTTGCGGCGGAGTGATTGAGATGACAAAGCGAGCAAAAGAAAAAGGTGAGCCGGAAATTGTCGCCTACAAAGGCTTCGACAAGGATCTGAAATGCCGTGGCTATCAGTTCGAGGTCGGAAAGACTTTCGAGCATGACGGCCCGGTTGAGTCTTGCGAAAGCGGGTTTCACGCCTGCAAAAGCCCGCTTTCTGTTTTTGAATTTTACCCGCCCGCGGCCTCACGCTACGCGGAGGTGCGGCTTTCCGGCAAAATCTGCGACAAGGGAAGCAGCGACACCAAGATTGCCGGGGCAAAAATCAGCATCGAGGTCGAGCTTTCGGTTTCCGAACTGGTAAAGCGCGCCTGGGATTTCGTGTGGGGCCAGTGTACGGTTGAGGGCGAGGTTGCGACTGGCGACTATGGCGCTGC